CTCAATTCGTTGTCTCAGACCGCTTCGTCATCCATTGTCGGCCTGATCAATGGGACCATGACTGCCCAGGATGCTATGCGGGCATTGGGCAACACCATCTTGCAAGAGGCTGTGCGGTCATTGGTTCAGGTTGGATTGCAGCAAGTCAAGAATGCCGTGTTGGCTGACACATTGGCAGCGGCAGAGCAGGCCCGCATGGCCGCAGCCATGGCCGCCAACGGAAGCGTATACGCGGCAAGCGTGGCGGCGCAGGTTCAGGGCATGTCTGCTTTGGCTGCCCAAAACGCATTTGCCGCTACGGCAGCAATTCCAATCATTGGGCCTGGTTTGGCCCCTGAAGCAGCGGCAGCGGCTGGTGCTGCGGCTGCTGCGATTGGTGCCCCAGCCGTTGCCACTGCGCCATTGGCTGGAGCACGTCAGTACGGCGGTGCCGTGACGGCTGGCAGCCTGTATCGAGTGAACGAAACCGGACAGTCGGAAATGTTCGTGGGCGCCAACGGCAACCAGTACATGATTCCGGGCCGAAATGGCCGAGTGATCGCGGCCAATGACCTGTCTTCAGGTGGAACGTCAACCGGTGGCGGTGTGATGCAAAACAACACCTTCCACATCAGCATCGACGCAAGCAACAACGCCTCTGTGTCAAGTCAATCGAGTAACGCGGGTATGAATCCTGAATCAGCCAAGCAGCTGGCGCAAATGATCTCAGCCGGGGCCAAGGACACGCTGGCGCGTGAAATGCGGCCTGGTGGCCTGATCTGGAAGATGAAGCAGGGGCAAGCATGACGACATTCACATGGGCGCATGACCGCTCACCAAACGCCAGCGTGGATCTTCGATTCAAAGAAGCGCAGTTCGGAGATGGGTATTCGCAGCGCTCTCCTGATGGGCTGAACTCTGTTGTTGACTCGTGGCCGCTGACATTCACCGGCGAGGCTTCAAAGGTTGATCAGGTGATCGCCTTCCTTGACGCCCGGCTTGGGGTGGAGCCGTTCAACTGGACGAACCCCCGTGGCGTATCTGGCCGCTACCTAGCATCAAAGTATTCGTTGACCCCGCTCGGCTCTGGCGTGTGGCGTGTTGGCGTTACCTTTGAGCGAGATTTCACCCCATGACCGAGAACGTAGCAATCCAGCTTGCCGGGTTGCGCCACGATGCGGAACTAGAGTTTTTTGTGATCGATGCCACTGTCATAGGTGGTTCGGTCTATCGCTTCCATTCTGGAACGAATGGCCTGCTTCAGGCGGTCGTGTGGCAGGGCCAGACCTACCAGCCTATGCCGATCATTGCAACTGGATTTGCCAGGACGACGCAGGGCACATTGCCGCGCCCGACCATGACGGTGTCGAACGTCACCAACTTGGTCGGCGCTCTGGTTATCACCGGAAATGGCCTATTGGGTGCCAAGGTGATCCGCAAGCGCACGTTGAAGCGCTATCTGGATGCCGTGAACTTTGCTGCGGGCAACGCCAACGCCGATCCATTGGCAGGCTATGCCGATGAGGTCTGGAAGATTGACCGTGTCGCCCGTCGAAACAAGCTGATCGTTCAGTTTGAGTTGGCCTCGGACATGGACGTTGACGGCGTGATGCTGCCTCGACGCCAGGTGCTTGCAGATACCTGCACGTTTGTCTATCGCCAGGACGGTTGCGGCTACACAGGCCCAGCGGTTGCCAAGGCAGACGACACCCCAACCAGCAACCCGGCTGAGGATGACTGCGGGCACTGCTTGCGCTCTTGCAGGCTTCGCCAATGGCCTGATGGCGTCTTGAACTATGGCGGGTTCCCTGGTGCTGGTTCAATCCGGAGGGTCTGACATGTTCGATCTGTCAGCGTCGGCCTACGCCGAGATCATGGCCCACGGTGGGCGCGAGTATGCAAACGGACGCGAGGCGTGCGGCCTGATCGTGTCTGGTGAGTACATCGAGTGCCAGAACCTTGGAGAAGGCCCCGACAACTTCAGGATTGACCCGATTCAATGGGTTGGCGCCGAAGAGTCCGGACAACTTCAGGCCGTGGTGCACACGCACCCAGACCAGCCCGCATTGCCGTCGCAACTCGATATTGAGCGATGCGCAGCCAGTGGGCTTCCATGGCTGATCGTCAGCCTTCCAAGTGGTGACACCTCCGTTTGCCTGCCCGATCAATCAATCCACAGGATTCACCATGTCTGAGCAACTGAGAGAAATTCGCCTGTATGGGCACCTGGGCAAGAAGTTTGGACGCATTCACCGGTTCGCCGTCGAGTCTGCCAAAGAAGCCGTCATTGCCATGTGCATGGTGATCGATGGCTTCGAGCGCGAGTTGATGGCGCACGCCGACGGGTACTTGATCTTCGCAGGCAAGAAGGACAAAGACGGCTTGCTCTCCGAGAAGACGGTTGGCATCAAGCTGGCCGCGACTGAGGCCGTGTACATCGTGCCGGTTGTTCAGGGGGCCAACTGGTGGAGCAAGACGTGGAAGCGTGGCGTTGACGTATTCCTGAAGGTCACGATGCTGGGCTGGATCAATAAGCCATTTGTTGACGCAATCAAGCCAAAGATCCCAAGTGTCAGCACGCCGGGGCAGGCGCCAGAGAGTATCCCCAGCTTTGCATTCGGGTCGATAGCCAACTACACCGACCAGGGTGTGGCTGTCCCTATCGTCTACGGTGAAGTGATCGCCGGGTCAGTTGTTGCATCGCAGGGTTTGAGTGCTGTGGAGTTGGTGATATGAGTGAGATTCAGGACAACGTCAAATCAACCCAGATCGCGGAGTTGGTCGACATCGTTTCAGAGGGCGATTGTGTCGGCTTGGTCAATGGCGCCAAAGACGTGTTCCTTGAGGGGACGCCCCTGCAAAACGCTGACGGGTCTTTCAACTTCGAGGGCGTGCACCTTGATTGGCGCACAGGCACGGTCGATCAATCGCCATTGCCTGGGATCAATGCCGTTCAGTCCGAAGTGATGGTAAACGTTGACGTCTTGCAAGCCACACCAGTGGTGCGGACCATCACCAGCACGAGCGTGGACAAATGCCGCGTCACCATCATGGCGCCGCGCCTGTTCTTTCAGGATACGTCAAGCGGTGACATCAGCGGCTCGTCGTTTCAGTTCGCCATTGATGTGCAGGCGTCAGGCGGGTCCTACGTTGAGGTGCTGAATCGGACCATTGAAGGCAAGACCAACAGCCAGTACTCCAAGTCGTTTGAGTTCTCGCTGACTGGTTCTGCGCCGTGGAACATTCGGGTGCGGCGCATCACGGCTGATCCGGCAGGGGCGCATGTGGCCAACGCTTTCAAGTGGTCGAGCTTCACCGAGATCCAGTCGGTAAAACTGCGCTACCCATACACCGGATATACCTTCTTGCGCGTGGATGCTCAGGCATTCAACCAGATCCCGGCGCGTACGTTTAAGTGGCGCGGCAAGAAGATCAAGGTGCCCACCAACTACAACACCACCACGCGGGCCTATACCGGCGTGTGGGATGGCACGTTCAAGACCGAATGGACGGACAACCCGGCTTGGGTGTTCTATGACATGGTGACCACGGCACGCTATGGCCTGGGCAACTATGTTGATCCTGCTGAGGTCAACAAGTGGCGTCTGTACAAGATCGCCCAATACTGCGACGGCCTGGTGCCAAACGGTAGCGGGGGCACTGAGCCGCGCTTCACGATCAACGCGCAGATCAGAGATCGAAAAGAGGCATATCGCCTGCTTCAGGACCTGTCGTCCGTGTTCCGTGGCATGCCGTTTTGGGATGGCTCCAAGGTTGACGTCTACCAAGACTCGCCAGAGCCGGTTTCATTGATCTACGCCCCCGCAAACGTGGTCGGCGGCAACTTTGAATATGAGGGCGGCTCAAGCGAAAAGTCCCGTCACTCCGTATTCATCAGCTACTGGAATGACATGACAGACCAGGGCCGCAGAACGGCTGAGGTCTACGCGCCAAACGACCTGATCACTCGCTATGGCATGCGGGAAATTGAGCTGTCGCCTATGGGGGTGACGAGCCGCAGCATGGCCGCCAGGTTGTGCCGATGGGCGCGGCATACCGAAGAAGCGGAAGGTGAAACGGTAGGCTTCAGCGTAGGTTCTGATGGTGCCGTTGCGCTTCCAGGCAAGGTGTTCAGCATCGCTGACCCAAGCGTTGCAGGTGAGCGATTGGGCGGGCGCATCGTGGCCGCAACGACAACGCAAGTCACTTTGGACGCGCCTGTCACGCTTGACTCCGGCGTGACGTACACCTTGACCGTGATTCAACCGGACTCCATCGATCACATGGAGTACGACACCGAAGACCGAACCGTGACCACGGCGCCCGGTGCGGATTTGTCCGTGCTGACTGTGTCGCCTGCCTTTTCTGCGACCCCAACAC